ATAAATGAAGATTTGCGTAAAGAAAGACAAGTTGAAAAACAAAAAGCATTAGAAGAAAAAAGAAAACTCTTAGAAGAAGTAAGCAAAAAAGCTTATGGCGGAATAAACATATTTGAAGGAACTACTCCTATTGCTGCTGCTGGAAATCCAGAACAAAGAATAAATGAAGCAAAAGCTGGAGATCCCTTGGCAGATTCAGATCCAAACGATCCCGGCGTTAGTATAGATGGTTTATTAAGGATGACAGGTGGATGGAAGCAAATAAAGTAATATTTGAACATCAAGTTCGCAAAGTTGTTCGTCAAGAACTTATTAACGTTTTAAATGAACAAGGCGTTCTTAACGAAGGAATCTTTGACAGAATAATAAAACCTTCTTTGTTTGCTGCTATTTTGACATTAGGTGGTCATACCGTTGCTGCTGGTGGTGGCTCTGGTGGTGATGAAAGTGGTGGTAAAACAATACAACAAGTTCTTGAAGATGCAGGTATGACAGAGAAAGTATTGTCAGAACTTGAAATTGGTTTAACACAAGAAGATATTGAAAAATTAAAAGATCTTTATGAAACAGAAAAACAACTTGAAAAACAACTTGAAGCTGCAAAAGAAAAGCAAGATATTGAACAAGTAAAAAAACTTGAAAGTAGAATAAGCAACTTGCTTCCAAGTGCTTTACAAGATGAAGAACAACGTCAAAGATTTATGGAAACTGGAACTGCCATACACCAATATCTAAGGTCGTTGCCAGCAGATGCTATTGAAGAAATTGGAGATCCTCAACAAGAAGAAATAATGAGATCTATCCAATCCAAAGCATTAACATATCAGATTAAACCAGAAACACAATCAAAAAATATAACACAAGCTGCTGTCAGCGATTTAAACAATATCTTTAAAATTGCAAAAGATGAAGTTGGATATCAAGGTGGCAAACAAGAAACTATTATTTCTTGGGCTGTTGAAAATTATATGGATCAATTACCAGAAAAGTTTGATTTAATTGACATAATAAAAATTGCAGATCAAGAAAATAAAATCAACTCAGAACTTGTAGATCCATCAAACTTTAAAGAGAAAAGAGTAAAAGAATTAGCTGGTACTCTTCCTGATATGTCAAAAGATGAAGCAAAAGCAATATATTTTGGTGACACCGCTGGCATACAAAATGAAAGTAAAATTAATAAGTTAAGAAAAAGATTAAACGAAATAAGAGGTTTATATGTCTAAACAAAATACACATGTTAATGTAAAGGTTCAACCAAAAAAAGACGAACCATTTGAAAGAATGCTCAAAAGATTTATGAAGAAAGTTAAGAAAGAAAGAATTATTGAGCAAGTTAGAGAAAGAAGATATTACGAAAAACCATCAGTTACTCGCAGAAAAGCAAAACTTGAAGGAATAAAAAACGAGAAAAAACGTATAAGAGAATTTGAAAAGAAGATAAATTCTCAAAACGAAAATACTTATAATAAAAAGAGAGGGTAATTTATGTCTTTTAGCAATCCCTATTATGTAGGCATATCAAATGTTGGTTCTTACCAAGTATCTGGTATACCATTTGCAACTTCAAGTATTGCTGCTCCCGCATCTTCTGGGGCACCAACCGAAATTAGTTTTCCTTTGGTTACTCAAAGAGTAATAATTAGAAATACAAGTTCTGGTGATTTAAGAGTTGGATTTTCATCAAATGGTGTAAAAGGAACAAATTATTATATTATTCCTGCACCTTCGGCAACAACTACTTTCTCAGAATCAGAATTTAGAGTAAAAATAAATTCAATATTTTTATTAGCAAACGCAGCAACACCAACAAGTGCTTCTGTTTTTGCAGAATTAACAAACATTGATTCTAACTTGCTTATCAATTCTGGTCCAAGTGGTTCAAACTGGTCTGGTTCAAACGGAGTAGGATAAAATGAGCAGATTTGGCTGGGCCTATGTTTCTACTCTTTTAACGGGTGCCGTCGCAAACGGTCCAACCAATTCTATTCAATTTAATTCTGGATCACAAATATTATCTGGATCATCAAACTTTACTTTTGATCCTTCTACAAACGAAGTAATATTATTAGGCGAACTAACAGGTTCAACACTTGTTATTTCTGCTTCTGTTGTTTCTGCTTCAACTTATCTTGGTATACCTGCTGGTGGTTCTACTACCCCCGGTGACGGAGATAAATCAATTCAATTTAATTCTGGTTCTACATTTAGTGGTTCTACGAACTTAACATTTGATTATACAACAAATACTTTATTCCTTACTGGAACTTTAAGAGCAGATAATTTAATTGTTTCTTCGTCACAAATATTGAAATCTGGTTCTACAATATTCGGAGATTCTTCTGGTGACACACATCAGTTTACAGGATCTATGTTTATATCAAATACTTTATCTGCTTCATCAACATTATCAATTGGTTCTAATTCAACGTTAGGTGGCCCTGTTAACATAAATAATGGAAATTTAAGCGTAACTGCTGGCAACGTTTCTGGCTCTGGTCAATTGCAAGTTGGCTCTAATTCAACGTTAGGTGGAACAACAACTATTTCTACTGGTAATTTGATTGTTTCAAATGGAACTATTTCTGCTTCTTCTAATATCCAAGGCGGCGGCACTTTAACAATTGCTGGCTTTTCAACCTTAAATGACAAAGTAACAATAACAAATATTGGTTTAATTGTTTCTGGTGCTACAGTTGTTACTGGAGCAAATTTTCAAGTATTAGGTGGAACAGTTTCTTCGTCAAATGCTTTGCAAACAGCAGGAAATTTATCTGTTGCAACAAACGCTACAATTGGTGGAAACATATTAGGTTCTGGTGGTTTTAAAGCTGCTTATAATACATACAATAGTAATTACAACGTTTCTGTATCTTCTTATTTTAATGGAATAAATTCTATCGGTGGTGCTGTTACTGCAAGCTTAGATAATGCAACACAATATCAAGCAGGACAAACTTTAATATTTAAAGATACTGGCGGTTCAGCAGGAACAAACAATATTCTTATTAAACCAAGTGGTTCTCAAACAATTGATGGAGCATCTGGTGGCGTAAGAATTACAACAAATTCTGGTTCTATTACTTTAGTAAGTGATGGATCAAATCAATTTTACATAGTGGGATCTATATAGTATGGCAACTGAACTAGTTTTAATTGATGATGTTTGGACGCTAAGAACAGCAGAAGAAACTGCAAATACTGGATTTTCTGTAGCAAACACAATTTATGGAAATTATGATTATGTTGCCCCAAGAATTGGATCAACTATCGAAATATTAAACTTTGTACAATTATCAGCATCAGGGAGTTACACATAATGGCATTAGCACACGTTGAATGGAGATATGTAGGTTCTGTAGCATTTGCTTCTGCTACAGTTGCATCGGCACTAGATGCAGTTTATACATTAGGAACTACTGGTTCTTATGCTGATGGAACTTCAAGAGTTCAAGGTTCAAGCTCTGCTTGGAACTTTACAGGAAATAGATTTCAATCTGGTTCTATAACAGAAGCTGTTTGGTGTACTCCTCCCGGTGGTGTTAATACTCAAACTGTTCTTATGGCAGGTTCTGCTATAAACCAACCTACAGGTTCTGCTATGGCATCACCAGATCTTGCTACAACAAACAATATGTTTGTTAATATAACAAAAGGTTCTGGTTCATACAATAATTGGGTTTTAAATCCTCCAATTAATAGTGGTACTACATTTGGTTATTGGAAGTGTTGGACTACTGGTGCTGGTGCTGGAAATGCATTTTTATGGGAATCAAAAGAATGTGTTGCAGTAATATTAAATACTTCTACAGGAACAACTTATGGATTTATCGCAGGAGCTATTCTAGATCCAGAATCTGTTGATGTAGCAGATGCAGAATCAGATGGTAGATTATATGGTATTATTTGTAGTGGTGTTAATACTACGATTGCAAGTGATTTTACAACTACTAATGCTGTTGGAACATTTATAACAACTCACGGTACAACAAACGGAGTAGCACATTCTGGTGTGTTTACTCCCGGCGCGGGAACAATAATTACTATAAGAGCCAGTCAGCTTTTGCGCGCATCTGATACTACAACATTCAGAACAATTTCTGGTAAATTTGTTAGACAAACACTTACATATCAAAAATCAATTACACCATTTTCATTTATGGGAAGATTAAGAGATATGATGTATTGCACAGATGGTAAGACAGGGCAAAAATTATTAGATGGCGCTTCTGCGGTTGGATACTTAATGGGCTCCCATACTTCAACCGATAATGATCAACTAATATTAGAGCATTCATAATGGAAAATGTTGTTAATTGGGTTATTGCCAATATAGATTGTGGTAGAATTCCAACTAAAATAAGAGTTTGCGAACCATATGCATCTGAATTGATAAGCAGAAATATTGTTGCAGCAAATATTATATTTCCTCCAAATGCTGGTCAGGAACATCAAATTGCCTTAACAGACAATCAAAATAATGAATGGTTAGCAACATTATGTGTTTAGAATAGAATTTCTTTCTATTTATAGTAATGGCTGTAACTAAAAAATCCGATACTGCTTGGACCCAACCAGCAACTCCTCCACCTCCGTTATTTACTGGCGAAAAAGAAAGAAATCTTGTAAAGCAAGTAAATGATGAACTTATTGAAAGAGTTATTGGGCAACAAATAGCATATTTCGCTATTGATGTTGATCGTTCTGACTTTCATCCACTTTATGGAGAAGCAATATTAAAAACGTTTCTCCCTCCTGTAAGAGTTTATGCTCTTGTTAAGTGGGAAGGACAAACACAATCATTTACACAAAATCTTGGTATCGATAAAGGCACATCAATAGAAATTCATTTTCATAAAAAACGTTTAACAGAAGATCAAGATTTATTTGTTCGTGAGGGCGATTTTGTTCTTTATGGTGATCGTTATTATGAAATTGTACAACTAAGCGAACCAAGACAATTATTTGGACAAATAGAAAATAAGTTTGAGATCAAAGCAAAAGCGATAAGAGCTAGAGAAGGAATATTTAATCCTCAGTTTACAGCAAATACAGTTCCAACAACAAGACAAGTTACATCATCCTCTACAGGTTCTGCTTCTACTTATAATCCAACAATCGATGCAATATTTACCAACATAACAGCAACCAACAATTTAACAATACACGATAATTCGTTCTTAGGTAATCACCCCTCAGATAAAGTTATTATTACTGGCTCTGTAGATATTAGTGGAAGTTTATTCTTAAATGGACAATCGATTACTGCGATATCAGCATCAAATATAACGTTTAATACAAGAGTAATAACATCAAGTTATACAATCACTCCAGATGATTATTTTATTGGTGTTGATACAAATTATGCCAATATTGTTGTAACTCTTCCAACACCAGCCTCCGTAAATAATGGAAAAATATATGTAATAAAAGACATATCTGGATTAGCGGCCACAAATATAATAAAACTTTCTGCTTCAACTGGACAACAAATAGATTTAGAACCATTTACAACACTTGACATAGAACACGTTGCTGTGTCTGTTTATAGAGATTCAACAGGATGGTACATCTTCTAATGGCTTATAAATATAGTAAATCAAAACCAACTGTTATAGGCGAATCAGCGCCTATGAACGTAATCAGCACACAACTGGTGTCTGCCTCTATACTTTTGATAGATTCAAAAATTTTAAATAGAATATGTATATCATCATCTTTTTATATAAATCACTTAAATTATTATATTGGCGTTGATACACAAAATACAACAGGTTCAGTTGTTGTTTATCTTCCACACGCAAGCGGTTCAGTATCCGGTAGAACTTATACGATTAAAGACGAAAGTGGAAATTGTAATAACAATTTAATCACTGTTCAACCAACTAACGGCAATACAATAGATGGATTAAACAATGTTATTTTGGATTCACCATACGCCTCTTTAACCGTTTATACTGATGGAGTTTCTCGTTGGTTTATTTATTAAACTTTTTTCTTGACAAGTAAAGAGTATTGAGTTAATGCAATCTATTTATTGTAGTGCCAAAGGGTTTTAAAGTTTAGGCTTTGTAACTCATTGGCACTTTTTTGTTTAAGGAGTTATAAATACATGGCTTATAAATTTTCGATAGGACAATACAGACACTCTGGTTCATTGGTAGCCGAAGAAGGTCTTACCGTTGATTCTGGTGGTCTTACCGTTACAGGTTCCGTTTCTCTTCCTGCTGGTGAAATCAATACAGACGAATTGGCTGACGCTGCCGTAACAAATGCTAAACTTCAAAATCAATCAGTTTCATTCAACGGCGTATCTGTCGCTCTTGGTGCTTCTGGCTCATTCTCTACTACAGCAGTATCAGAAGGCACAAACCTCTATTACACCGAACCAAGAGCAAGAGCCGCAGTATCTGTAAGTGATGTAAGTGGCGATGGATCACTAACATATGATTCTGGTTCCGGTTTATTTACTTACATAGGTCCATCAGCCGCTGAAGCAAGAGCACACTTCTCCGCTGTTGATGGCGTTATATACGACTTAGCAGCTGGACAATTTGCTCTTACTGCTTCTGTCGCTGGTTCTGGTTTGGGCTTCAGCACTGGTGTAATCAACGTACAAACAACAGGTGCAGTAATAATTGCAAATGACAGAGTTGCTCTTTCATCCTCAATTGCTGGCACTGGCTTAAGTGCCGTTGCTGGTCCTCTTGGAGATGTAAGTGGTCTTAACGTCAATGTTGATGCTTCATCAATTGAAATCAGCTCTGACATATTAAGAGTTAAAGCATCTGGTATCACCAATTCAATGCTCTCTGGTGGTATTGAGAATGCTAAACTCGTCAATAGCTCAGTTACAGTTACTGGTGGAAATGGTCTTTCTGCTGGCGGCACAGTAGCTCTTGGTTCATCAGTAACTCTTGACGTACAAGTTGATCCTGCTGCCCTTGAAATCAATAGCGATCAAGTTGCATTGAAGAGCACAATTTCTGGTTCAAGAACATTCTCAGGTGACGTTACAATCAGCGGTGATTTGACTGTAAATGGCACAACCACTTACATCAACACAACTGACTTAATTGTTTCTGATGCTCTTATCAAGATTGCTTCTGGTTCTGCCACATTTGCTGCAAATCATGGTCTTGAACTTGGTGATTATGCTACATTGAAGACTGTTAGTTCTTTTGCTGATGTTGGAAATGCTCTTTCCTCTTCACTCCCATTAGTAGCACCTTCAATGAAGGCTGATTCATTCTACGGTAACCTTGTTGGTTCTATGCAACTTTCAATGGAAACCATAGCCGCAAATGCCACAATCAGCAAGAACGTTACCAGAGCTTCTGCTAACATCACCCTCACACTTCCAACTGCACCAGCAACTGGTCAAGAGCACAGAGTCAAGTGTGTTGGCGCAGCCAATAACGTTGTAATTGCAGCACAAGTCGGTGGATCAATTGATGGCGCTGCCTCAATCGTTCTTGAATCTCCAAATGCAGCCGTTTCATTAGTATGGGACGGATCTACATGGATGGTCTTCTAATCCTCATATTGGGTTAGAATTTGGGGGGTATCCTTTCGGGGATACTCCCTTTTTCTTTTTATCTATAGGTTTCGATTCAGTTTTATAAAGAAATATGATTTTTGTACTTCTCTGCACTATTTATTTTGAATAATATTATTTATTGGAGAATTCTTAATGTCTTTGCTTGATGAAGCTATTGTTGATGCTATAACACTTAAAGAAGCTGCATTAAAGAATGCAGAGGTATTAGTATTGGAAAAATACTCTATTGATGTTAAACAAGCTCTTGAAAGCTTATTAAGTGAGCAAGAAGATTTAGGATTGGGTGGCGACGAACCTGCTGCCGATCCGCTTGCTGGATTAGGTGGTATAACACCAGAAACAGAAGAATCCGAGGATATTACAAAAGATATGCCATTTGCATTTAAAGATAGAAATACAAAAGGCATAAAAGACAAGGAAAAACTTTGTGGTGATGAACCTTGCCCAGAAGACGAAGAACAAATTGAGATTCCATTAAAGAATATTGCAGAAGCACTTAACATAAGATTAAATCGTGTTGTAAAAGAAACAGATGTATATGAAGTTAATAAAGATGAACTTCTTAATATATTTGAAAAACTTACAGTAGATGGAAAAGTAGTTCCACATGGACACACTTATCTTGCAACACATGCAGAAATAGAACACGCTTTTGATTTAGCCAAAGCCAAAAAAGTCCAACTTGATCAAGAAATGGAAGAAGAATATGGCAAAGTCAAAAAAGAAAACAAAGAACTTAAAGCAAAAGTTCTAACACTTCAAACAAAGATGAAAGAGATAATACCAGTTATGGAAGCTCTTGCTAATAAAGCAGAAAACTATGAAACTGCCGTAGAAACTCTTCAAGAGAAACTTGACAATTTAACTTTATCAAATGCCAAGTTGCTCTATAAAAACCGCGTTTTAAACAGCGACTCCTTGAATGAGCGACAAAAATCAAAAATTGTTGAATCGCTTACAAACGCGAAATCGATAGAAGAAGCAAAAGTTATTTATGAAACACTTCAAAGCACAACGCAAACTGTTAACTTCAAAGAAACTAGCGGTCCAAAATCGTTAAGCGAAGCAATTGTAAGAACACCTTCATCTATTTCAGAAAGAATACATTCAAACTCCATTAGCAATCCTGCTATGGATAGAATGAAGATTCTTGCAGGTATTAAAAACAAATAACATTTAAGGAGTATTTATTATGTCTATTATTCAAAAATTGACAGAAGGCATGGTTAACAGAGATCTTCGTAAAGAAGGCCACGCCCTCGTTCAAAAGTGGGAAAAAACAGGTCTTCTAGAAGGAATGACCGATGAAAGAGCCCGTCACGGTATGGCTCGTTTGCTTGAAAACCAAGCTAAAGAACTTCTCCGTGAGTCTTCAAGCATGGCTGCTGGCGACGTAGAAGGTTTTGCTGCTGTAGCATTCCCAATCGTCCGCAGAGTATTCGCTGGTTTGATTGCAAACGACCTCGTTTCCGTTCAACCCATGAGCCTCCCAAGCGGTCTTATCTTCTTCCTTGACTTCAACATTTCCTCAACAGTAGGATCTGGACCAAGACTTGGCTATGAAGCTAATGATTCCGTATACGGTGGTGGCGTTCTCGGCCAACAAATCACAGGTGGCGTAAGCTTAACTGGTGCAAACGCTGAAAAAGGTTTCTACAACCTTAATAACGGTTACACTTCACCAACTGGCTCACACTCTGCTGCACTCACACTTCGCGCTTCTGGTACTTTCGGTGCCGGTGCAACAAGTGGTGGTGGCGGCAACCTCGATTCATGGGTTCGTCACGATGCAGATTTTACATCAGGTACAACTAACTTAGCTGTATTTTCTACACCACTTGCTTCCTTCAACCAACTCAACCTTAAAAATTTAGTAACAATTACTCTTAACGGTACTGTACCAAACGTAACTGGTTCTGCCAACAGAACACGCTTAATCAGAAGATTGACACAACTTGGCGATGCGTCAACTGTTCTTGGTGGCACCACTACAGATAAAAATTTAGTATACCTTGCATTTGCATCACTCGATGGAACTGCTACAGTTGCCAATATTCTTACCGACATGGTGCTTTCTGGTTCTACAACAATCAGCTACGCACAAACTGATGACTTCTCTGGAACACCAGCCGCTGGCACAACCAACGCTCTTGGTGCAGTAGTCGGTACTGATTCTTGGGGATTGGAAGGTAATACTGCCATTCCAGAAATCGACATTAAAGTTGATTCTGTAAGCGTCACCGCTGTAACCAAGAAAATGAAAGCAAAGTGGTCCCCAGAACTTGGTCAAGACCTTAATGCTTACCACAACTTGGATGCAGAAGTAGAACTCACCTCAATTCTTTCTGAGCAAATCGGACTTGAAATTGATCGTGAAATTCTTGAGGATCTTATCAAGGGTGCAACCGCTGGTACTTTCTACTGGTCTAGAAGCCCTGGCCTCTTCGTCAATAGACTTACTGGCCAAGAAATTGGTGCATCTGCCAAGGCTCCAGACTTTACTGGTAACGTCAGCATGTGGTACGAAACTCTAATTGAAACAATCAATGACGTTTCTGCTCAAATCCACAGAAAGACTCTTCGTGGCGGTGCTAACTTCCTCGTATGTAATCCAGAAGTTGCTTCAGTCCTCGAAATGACAGCAGGATTCAAAGCCAGAATCGCCGTAGATGACGATAAGGGTGAAGTTGGTGTTCAAAACGTTGGTTCAATCTCAAAGAAGTTTGACGTATACGTTGATCCATACTTCCTCCGCAACGTAATCCTCGTCGGTCGTAAGGGAAGTTCCTTCCTTGAAAGCGGCTTTGTTTACGCTCCTTACGTTCCACTACAAGTCACTCCAACCATCTTTGGTATTGAGGACTTCGTACCCCGTAAAGGCGTAATGACCCGTTATGCCAAGAAGATGATTCGTCCAGACTTCTACGGTTTGGTCATCATCCGTGGCATGTTCGGTGAATCAGGCGCTTAATAGCAACTAGCTATTAGCTAAAAAGAAGCCCCTCGGTAGAAATATCGGGGGGCTTCTTAAGCAATTGTTAATCACGTTACTATGGTTACTGATGCTGATGGTACAAAAGGTGTACAACTTCCAGCAGCAACAATTGGTGAAGTATATGTTGTTGCAAACGTTGTTTTTAATCAAGAATTAAGATTGTATCCAAGTACAGGTTCTCAATTTAATGGTACAGCACCAAATGCTTCTGTTACTATTTCTGGTAGTACAGCAGCTTTCTGTATTTATGCCTCTTCTAGTGCTGCAAATGCTTGGGCACTTGTATATGGTGGAGCATCTTAATATAATCTAAACTAATACTTTAGTTTCATTAGAGCCCCTTTCAAAAGAAAGGGGTTTCTTTTTTATTAAACTATTTATTGTATGGCTGTTCCTACCTTAACTCCTGCTAGCACTTTAAGTGCTATTGTTCTTCCATCTGCTGGTACTTTAGGCGATGTTGCTGTTGCATTACCGCTTGGTATATATTCTTCAAATGCTGCATTTATATCAGGTGCTGCCGACCAAGTTGCATATGTTTACAAAAAGCTTGGTGGCGATGTATTAGATATAGAACTAACAACAGGAAATGTTTATGCAGCATACGAAGAAGCAGTATTAGAATATTCTTATCTTGTTAATCTTCATCAAGCAGTTAATGCTCTTCCATCGATGCTTGGTAAATCAACAGGTTCATTTAATCAAGATGGAGAAATAACAAATTCATTATCTGCTTCAAATGTTGCATTAAAATATCCAAAATATTCTCTTGATTACATGAGAAACATGGGCAAAGCATTTGCCCTTGAAGGTGGTTTGTCTTCAAATGATACAATATATTCAGCTTCATTAAGCACAGTTATTGATGTTCAAGATTATGATTTGCAAGATATTATTGAATCAGCTTCAGTTTCTGGTGTTGATGTTGATGGTAATACAGTTCCATATGCAGGAAAGCTAGGAACAAAGAAAGCAATAATAAGAAGAGTATTTTATAAAACACCACAATCTATGTGGAGATTCTTTGGTTATTATGGTGGATTAAATGCGATTGGCAATTTATCTTCGTATGGTCAATATGCTGATGATAGTTCGTTTGAGGTTATTCCAACTTGGCAAAATAAGCTTCAAGCTATGGCATATGAAACAGCAATATATACAAGAAACTCTCATTATTCATATGAGATCAAAAACAATAAGCTAAGATTATTTCCAGTTCCAAATATTGCAACTCCTCAAAACTTTTGGGTAGAGTTTAGTATTCCATCTGATCCTTGGACAGAATCTGAAGATGGAGTTGATACAGGTGTAAATGGCGTTAACAACATGAACACTCTGCCATTTGCAAATATACCATATGAAAGTATTAACTCAATAGGCAAACAGTGGATTCGCAGATATGCACTTGTATTGTGTAAAGAAACATTAGGACAAATACGTTCTAAGTTTAGCACACTTCCAGTTCCCGGCGAATCAATAACCTTAAACGGACCAGCACTTTTGTCTGAGGCAGCAGCAGAAAAGAAAGAACTTCGTGACGAACTAAAAACAATACTTGCTGAAATGACATATCCAAAGGTTGTTGAACAACAAGCAACTATGACAGATAATCTTCAAAAGATTGAGCAAAAAATACCTACTTTGGTATTTGTAGGATAACACATGGCAGATTCATCTTTGCAAGAAATCTCATTTATGCCATCTACAATCGAAACAATTGATTTTGCTTTGTATGATTGGATAAATGAAAAAATGGATATTTATGCAACTTCAGAAAGTGGTTGGAAAAAAGTTCCAATTACTTGGGTTTCTGCCGAAAGAGCACATCAGATTAAATCCAATAAAGATATTCGTGATTCTTCTGGCTTGATTAAGCTTCCATTAATAACAATTGAAAGAAAATCAATAAATAAAGATCCAACCAAAACAGGAAGTATACCTGCTAATATAAGACCTATTAACGATGAAAAAGGTGGAACATTAGTTTTTGCTAGAAGGATAAACCAAGAAAAAACTTCTAATTTTGTTACTGCCGATCAAATCAAAAGAACAACTCTTAATCAAACTGAAAATAGAACAATCTACAGAAGAGATAACAGAGTTTTTCCCTTATATGAAAATAGAAGCGCCAGAAGACAATCAAACAAAGTAGTTTACCAAACTATATCGATTCCAATTCCTGTTCATGTTGTTGTTACCTATCAGATAAATATTAGAACCGATTATCTACAGCAGCTTAATGAGATAACAACACCTTTTTATACTAAAAATGGGAACACAAGATATATTCAATTGTTTAGAGAACAGCATAGATATGATGCATTTATAAAAGGAGATTTTACTTACGAAAACAATGCTGCATCATTAAATGAAGAAAGAAAAAACTATGGAGCTTCAGTTAATATAGAAGTTCTTGGTTATTTAATAGGTGAAGATAAAAATCAAGAACAGCCAAAGCTTGTTATTAGAGAAAATGCTGTTGAAGTAAAAATACCAAGAGAAAGAATTGTTATGGGCGATATACCAGATTTCTTATCATCTGTTAAAAACAAAACATCTTATAGAGAATAGTGATTTTACAATATTTTATTACTATTTACTTATGATAAATAAACCGCAGGAGTATTTATAAATATGGCAATAACTTCTTACAGATTCGTTTCACCCGGCGTGCAAATACAAGAGATTGATGAATCACAATTACCTGCTACCTCTAATCTTGTTGGTCCAACAATAATTGGTAGATTTCCAAAAGGACCATCAATGCGTCCTGTCTATATTACATCTAAATCACAATTAGTTGAAATCTTTGGTAATCCAGTTGCTGGTAAATCTGGTGACGATGTATGGCGTGATGGTAATACTGTAGGAACTATGTATGCGGGCTTTGCTGCACAAGCTTGGTTAACTAACACACCAGCAGTTAATATTATAAGACTCCTTGGAGCACAAAGCAGTATAGCCACCACTGCTGGAAAGGCTGGTTGGCAAACAAGCAATGATTATGCAGCTACCGACTCTGGTGGTGGTGCATACGGCTTATTCGTCGTTCCTTCTGCTTCTGCTGGCTCAACCGTAACTGGTTCTTTAGCTGCAATATGGTATTTAAATCAGGGCGCAATTACACTTTCTGGTACATTAGCTGGTGATCCAACTTCATATGTATCTGGAACAAACGTATTAATACAATCTAATGCAGGATACTCAGAGTTCTATGCCAGCGTAATTACTCCCAGCGGCACTTATTCTTCAAACTTCAATTTCAATGTTGACTCAGATAAATACATTAGAAAAGTATTTAACACAAATCCAATTCTTGTAAACTCTACTGTTACTGCACCCAGCAATCTTGAATACTACTGGCTTGGTGAAAGTTTTGAAAGAAGCTTAGACGAAATTGTTGGCTTATCCTCCGCAACAACATTTGGTTTTATTGCACCATTAGTAAGCGGTACTGTAAATTACTCTAAATTCCGCTCTCCAGCAAGACCAGCAGAAACTGGCTGGATAATAGGACAAGATCTTACTACAGATACTGGTTCATTTAATCCTGTAAATCAACAAAAATTATTTAAATTTGTTACACTTGACTCTGGCGAATGGGATCAAAGAAATCTAAAGATTTCAATATCTGATATTAAAGCACCAACAACTGATTTTGACGATTACGGTTCCTTTACTGTTATGATAAGATTGGCATCAGACTCAGATAATACTGTTAAAGTTGTTGAACAATATAACAATGTTAGCTTAAACCCAGTTTCTGTAAACTATATTGCTAGAAAAATTGGTGATAAGTTTGTTCAATGGGACGAAACCGAAGCAAGATTAGTAGAATATGGAACATACAACAACGTTTCTAGATATATCCGTGTTGAAATGGATACTGATGTTGATAACGGTTCAATAGACCCTACATATTTACCATTTGGTTTCTTTGGACCACCAAGACCAAAGAGCTTCGTTGTTACAAGTGGTTCTGCAACAGCCGCACCAAGCAATACCGTAGTATCAGGTGGCTTGGCAAGAGCAAAAGTTGCAAGTAACTTCTTGTTTACAAGTGCAAGTATAACATCTAGAATACTTTTCCCTTCTATACCATTAAGAGTTTCTGCTTCTTCTGGTGCGATAACACCTCCAACAAATGCATTCTTTGGTATTACAACTGGTGAGAGAACTGCATTTACCACATTTGATAGAAGCTACTATGATATGACAAGAGCATTTTCATCTACATTCGGTGATGATGCTTATGACCTTGGAACAGAAGAATACAGAGAACACTCCTTTGTATTTACATTAGATGATGTTTCTGGTTCAACTTCTACAGGTACTGGATATGTGTACGTTTCTGGCTCTAGAACAGCAGGAACCTCTAAGACAGCAGTTGCGTCCTTATTAACAGGCTCTGAAGCTGGTTACCGTGCAATATTAACTGCTGGATATGACCAATTCACAATGCCACTTTACAATGGTTTTGACGGATTTGATATTACAGAAGCAGATCCATTAAGAAACACTTTGTTAACTTCTGGCACTCCAACTGAAACTACTAGCTATGTTTATTACACATATAACAGAGCTATTGATACTATATCAGACCCAGAAACTTTAGTAACCGATATAGCTGCTATTCCCGGCTTAACTTACGAATCTTTAACAACTAAACTTGTTCAAACTTGCGAAGCAAGAGCAGATGCACTAGCTATTATAGATTTGCCAGATGTTTACATACCAGAACATGAACAATATTATTCTAGCAAAACAAGCAGATATGCTGGTTCTGTAGCTAATGCTGTTAATTCTCTTAAATCAAGAGGATTGAACACAAGTTATGGAGCAACTTACTATCCTTGGGTACAAATCAGAGATACTATAAGTGATCAACTTGTATTTGTCCCATCTTCAATAGTTGCTCTTGGTGCTATGTCCTATGGCCAAAGAACACAAGAACTTTGGTTTGCTCCAGCAGGATTTACCAGAGGCGGATTAACCGAAGGTCGCGGTGGTGTTCCTGTACTTAATGTAACACAAAGACTTTCTTCAACTGAAAGAGATTCTTTGTATGAAGCAAACATAAATCCAATTGCACAGTTCCCAGCAGAAGGAATTGTTATCTTTGGACAAAAGACACTTCAAGTTACACCATCTGCACTTGATAGAATAAATGTTCGTAGATTGTTGATCTTTCTAAAGAGAGAAATTTCTAGAATCTCAGCAAGACTTCTATTCGATCAAAACGTAGATGTAACTTGGGCAAGATTTACAGGACAAGTAAATCCATTCTTGTCATCTGTTAAATCTAGACTTGGTTTGTCTGACTATAGAGTGATACTTGATTCTTCTACAACCACACCAGATTTGGTTGATAGAAACATAATGTACGCAAAAGTTTATTTGAAGCCAGCAAGAGCAATAGAATTTATTGCAATTGACTTTACAATAACATCTTCTGGTGCATCATTTGCTGACTAGTAACTATTTACAATAAAGGTTGGAGGAAAATAACAAATGGCATTTTGGAATGAAGCAACAGTAGAGCCAAAAAGAAAGTTTAAGTTTTTGCTAAGATTTGGAGCAGCATCTGATGCTTTACCTTCTTTTATCGTAAAGAAAGTAAATAAACCAGAAATTACAATTTCTGAAGCTACACACAAATTCTTAGGTCATTCTTACTATTTTCCTGCAACCTCAACTTGGAACGAAATCAATTGTACCGTAATCGATCCTGCTGGATTTGGTGGTGCTGGTGATGCCAATACTGCTACTTTACAAGCTCCATCAGTAGACGTTTGTGAAGGAATGTACAAAATTCTTTTAGCTTCTGGCTATCAATCTCCAACTGCACAAGGATATTCTTTGGCAGGCGGCGCAGGCGCAACTCTAAGAACATTTTCTAAATCTGCTGCAACAGCACAATTTGATCAAATTCAAATAGTTCAAATTGATGCTATTGGAAATGAAATAGAAAAATGGACACTCAATAATGCTTGGATTAAGAAAATGACATTTGGCGAACTTGATTATTCATCTGATGACATTAATGAAATCACATTAACATTCCGTTACGATTGGGCAGATGTTTCTATCTCAAGAGGTGGAGCACCAATATTTGACAGTTTGTTAGAATCGTAATGAGTGATTAATGTTCTGGAACACTGGTAAAAATCAAGCGTTTGATACAAATCAAAAATACAAGTTTGTTATTAAATTAGAAGGACTTGGTAGCTGGATAGGCGAATTACAAAATGCTGATAAATCTTTTGCTATGTTTGCTAAAAAGATAGATGCACCAAAAATAAACTTTGAGTTTGAAAGAGCATATGCAAACGAATATGTTCATTATTTTCAAAACAATTCTATTCACTGGGATCCTATTAACATAACGTTTGCTGATTTTTGTATATCTAATGCAAATGAATTTATTGATATAAAAAAGTTATTAAACAAATATATACATAGTAATTTCATTAACGGTTCTGGTAATGATGGTTTAGAAATAGAACCTATTTCTTTAAACAGAACAAGTGTTATAGATCTGCCTACTTTTTGTGAAGAAATGACAATAGTTACAAATACTATTTCTAAAACAGATTTACAATATCCAACAT